TTCTTGAAATTACGGCAATACAAAACGAAGTAATAGACATTATCGAGAAATCAGACGAACTGTTCAAAGTAACGGCGGTCGGAGTATTGGACAAAGCCGGCAGCATTACGCCGATTAAAACGTTCAAACATCAGTACGGAACTGCGGTCACCGACGAGCAAATGAAAGTAATTATTCAATTTACAAACGACGACCGTTTAGAAATGGCGTTCCCGCCGTATGTTTTCGACGCCGATAACAACCGCGGCAACGCCTAAAAAATGACTATAAAGGCATGAAAATACAAATAAATGATTTAATCGGCGCACCTTACAAAGACCGCGGTCGCGACGCCAGCGGCTACGATTGCTACGGTTTGGCAATCGAGGTCTCGAGGCGGTACGGCTATAAATTAAACGACGTAATATACGAGAATCATAACTTAGCGTTGAGCGCGGAAAATGTACCGACTTTAAACGTCACGCCCATAAACGAACCACGCGAGGGCGCAATTATAGAAATGGAATACGGCAACGAAATACATATAGGCGTAGCCATAAACAACCGCGAGTTTATACACATGACACGCACGGGCTGCCGTATAAATCAAATCGGCATTTTTAAAATAAGGGGCATATATGGCATTAATACACGTATTTGACGGAATCAGCGAAAAAACAACATATACTTTTAATGGGAAAATCAAAGACCATTTAAAAAATGTAGATTGGGAAAATAGCGTAATTTTGCGCGGCGGCTATCGTATCGACGAAAATTACGAAGTGCAGCCGGACGACATTTTATATATTCGTAAAACCCCAACCGGAGCCACAGCGCTAGTCGTAACCGCTATTGTAGTCGGCGTAGTAGCATTAGTCGGCACCGGCGTGGCGGTCGGCGTAAGTATTTATAACAATTGTAAAGCAATGGCAGCTATGGAGGACGCTGAAAAAGCAAGTAAGGCAGCAGCAGACACCTCCAGCAAGCTGCCGTTTGTAAAAGGCGCACGAAACGCAGCCGCAACCGGCCGTTCATTCCCGTACGCTATCGGCGAATCATTAATGACACCGTATAGACTTTGCCCGCCGCATTATACCATTGCAGGAACACGCGGCGAAGAACAATACTACAATGTTGTATTAGAAATCGCATATAATGATATTTTGATTAAAAAAATTAAAATGGGCGAAACCGTCATAAAAGACTTTGCAGGAGTAGCCCAGCCACAAAATGGGCAATACGCCTTTGACGCTGGGACATATTACGACGCGCGCAACATAATTGAAATTAGACAGACCGGAGCGTTCACGGATCCGGAATTTAACAAAAAAATAGTATTAACTGAATTAAGTACAGAAATACCTCACGACCACGCAAGCAGCGACCCGACAGAAAATGAACGCATAGAAAAAGAATGGAAAGCCGGAGTCATGCAAGAATTGCCAACACATGCGCAGGCTGTAGAATTAATTGCTTTATTCGACGGATTGCAGAAATACGACGACGGCTGGCAAAATCAAACAATTACATTACGCCCACAATGGACAAATGTTAATAACCCGACCGAGAATGACTGGAAAGATTTTACAACCGGATTTATTCAGAACGGAACGGCGTCAAATACATTTACATACAACACACGCAAACAAATGCGCTACGTAGCACGTCAAGAGTTTACGGCAGCGCAGGCTTTCAATAAGACAATGAAAGTGCGCGTAATTAGAACAACGCCAAAAGCAGAGGACAGCGCAAAAGATAGCGTTTATTTATTGGCGGTTCAAACAACATGTTACGACGCAAAAAAAAGCAGCAGCAGCCAGCTTGTAACGGCCGAAGTATTGGAACAAACAGAGCGCGACAAATGCTGTCGTATTGGCGTACGCGTAACCGCTAACGTAAATACAGAGGGTCTTTTAGACGCAATCAGCGTTATAGAATCCGGCTGCGCCCGCACATGGAACGGCAGCGCATGGAGCGCCGCAAAAACACCAACACGCAACCTCGCCGCTTGGGTATTGGAACTATTAACCAGCCCGCAGCATAAACCAAGCCAATATAACGACGCAGAATTAGACCTGCCCAGTTTTGGCGCATGGTATGAGTATTGCGCGCAGCAGGGATTTAATGCGGACGGCGTAATAGTTAAAAGCACAAAGAAAAAAACAATTTTAGAAACTTTATGCAAAAACGGAAACGGAACCTTAGTATATAACAATCTCACCGGAAAAATGGAAGTCGCTATAGATAACGGGCGCGACTATTCAATAGCATTATTAAATAGCGAAAATATTATAAGTATATCAACGGCAAAAGAGTTTAAAAGAAAAACCACGGGTAAAAAAGTAACATATATTAACCGCGCCGCAGATTATGACGCCGACAACGTAACTTTTATGAGGGACGGCGGTGACTACGACCCAGCGACAGACACTTTGACAGAATCCGCGCTTGAATACGTAACCGACTACCAGCACGCCTTTAAAATTGCATGGCGACAAATGGCGGAGGAAATCGCACAACCAAAAATTATTACAGTAAAGGCCGGTTTAGAATCCGCATACTACCCATTATATAGCCGCGTAGAATTGCAGCACAAAAGTCTTAAAATAGGAATTGCGCACGGAGTAATACGCGGGCTTGTATGGCGTAATAGCTATCTTAAAGAAATACACCTCGACGGCCCCGTAACGTTCCCAGCAACCGGAGCCTGCGGCGTTATTGTAAATTGCGTAAGCGACAGCGGACGCGGACTATTGGCTTTAAAAGTTAGCGGAACCGGAACAACCAGCGTTTTGACAGTAGAAACAACACTGCGCAGCAATGCCGCTTTAATACCGACAGCCGGCAATATTTGCAGTTTTGGGTTATTGGACGTAAACGGAGAATTTACAACAGTAACGTCAACAATGAAAATTACAAACGCAGAGGAAACAGACAACGGATTTACATTGACATTGGTTGACTACAACCCCGCTTTATATAATTACGGGGTTTTGCCGGAATATCGCAGTAATTTAACCAGCGTTCCAAATGGAAACGCTCAGACTGTAGAAGATCAGCGCGAACCGGTAGACATGTCAGACATTACAGCCGGAGGAAATGAGGCAGCGCAGGCGGCTGTTGATGAAGTAACCAAAGGGACCCATTTTACAAATATATACAAAGTAAAAAGCGCGGGCAAAAGTATTGAGGAAATAATCGCAAAAATGGACGAGGACGCACGAAACGCGGCTGCGTCTATGAGTATTTTAGACGATGAAATAATTATAAAAGTAGAAGATACCGAAAAGAACCTGCGCGCAGTAATCGACATTACAGCCGGCGAAATATACGAGGCCGTAGAGGACGGCGACCGAGAAACCCGAGGTTATATAGATATTAAAGCTGATGAAATAACTTTGCAGGTTGAACAAATGGAGCAGGAATTAACCGGCTTAATTGACGTACAAGCCGGAGCTGTAACCGCATTAGTAGAGGGAGGCGGCGCGGCCGGAGAAATGAGTTTAAGTCTTAACCTGCCTATTATGATAACAGCAGCAACCCGCGCGCAATTTGTAACAGCCAGCACCGAGGCGAAAGTTTCTGCAGTATATGCGCTTGTTGAAAATACGGACTATTACGGCATAAAAGGAAACGCCAGCAATAACGACGTTAAAGCATTATGGGACGACGCGGTGGCGGGCGGACTATTAGCAAGTCAAATTGTATTAAGCGCTGACCAAATACAGCTGGCCGGTAAAACTATTTTTACATCATCAAAAACGCAGACAATAGCCGACGCGGCACAAAGCGCAGCAGAGGCAACGGCAGCAGCAGACGCCACAAAAAAAGCCAACGCGGCACAAAGCGCAGCAGAGGCAACGGCAGCAGCAGACGCCACAAAAAAAGCCAACGCGGCACAAAGCGCAGCAGAGGCAAACCGGCAGGCTTTAATAAACGCATTAAGCCAAAATGCAACCGCAGGACAAACTGTAATAGACGGAGGTTTTTTAAAAACTGCATTAATTGACGTAGATACAATTTTGGGAAACAACGCTTTTTTTACCGGCGAAATATGGGCGAGCGAATCACGCTTTGAAAAAGACGTTTTTTTACCTATGGTTGAATTTTGCCAATCATATAATAGTTATATACCTATTAATATTGATATGAGCAACGAATCCGCAGACAGTATTAAAACTAAATTAGATAATATATTAAATACATCTTATGCAATAAATATAGATTGGAATGATACAACCAATAAAAGAGTTTATGTATATTCAGTCTCAAACGATATTACGCGCAAAAACATAACGCCATACTCAAAAGCGTCTTTTTATTTGCAGCGCTATAAAGACTATCAAATCGGAATTACTAAATATGAACTTGGCAGTGTTTCAGCTGGTACAATGTTTGGTAGTAATACGAGAATTTTATTAACAGTAAGTGAAAACGGAACTATAAGCAAATATACTTCTAATTCAGATACTAATAAAATTAAAATGAGTTATTACGCTAAAGAATTAGGAGTAAACGCACCGGCTTTTTTTGGCGCAACTATTGAAAGCAGAAAAGGTTACCAATTTTATGAACCTAAACGTTTAATTAATCAAAGTTTTTCTTACGGGTGGTCTAGCGGAGATTGCTGGAAATATTGCCAAATGTTACAGATTGGAACAACCCCGAGGTTATGCTGTATTAAACCAAGCGGCGGGAATTATGAGTTAGGCGTAGTATATCAAGAATCGTCAAATTATATAATTAATGTAGCTGGGGTTCGTAAAGTAACATTCAAAGAGAATAGTACAGACAGTAGCGGCTTAGGATATTTTGCTATTTAAAATTAAACAGCCATATAAAAAGTATGGCTGTTTTTTTATTTTTTTATTTCAATTATTGTAAAATCGTAGGTTTTTAATTCAGCCAGCGGGCGGGCGGAAATTTCACCAGCAGACAAAAACCCCTCAAAATCATCAGTAAACGCAGGCATAAAAACGCCTATTTCTATAACTCCGCCGGAATCCAAAATATTACGGCGAGTATTAGAAAATAATAATTTTTTCGTAACGCCATTATTATTTTTTAGTTCCATGCCATTTAAAAAAATCCAATTAGCGCCACGATAAGAGCAAGAAACAATATAACTATTATTTTTATACTCGATTGATATAACCGGAGCCGCAGGGGCTTTGTATTCAGAAATTAAAGAGTCTAAAGCTGCAGTTTTAGAACTGATACACGAAAAAAACGAAACAGAAGAAAATAAAAGAAATAAAAAGAAAATATATTTTTTCATACACGCACCGGCTTAATTATAACTCTATAAAAAATAAAAAACAAACATAATTAAATTATGAAAGGAAGAAAAACACCGGCGGTCGCATATATTGCCCGCTTAATAAAAACAACCGGTAAACCGGAATTATTACGGATCCTGCAGGAATCACCACTTACACCGCAGGAAATAAATCTATTTATGGACTATGCAAACGGCGCCAGCTATAAGGAATTAGCGCAAAAATATAACAAAAGTCCGCAACGAATTAACCAATGGAAAAGAAATATTTACGAACAATTACATTTTTATTTAGTAAAAAAATTGTAATTCGTAAAATACGAACTATAACGACCTAAAACGAAAATAACGAAACAAAAGAAAATTATTTATAGGTGTATAAAAA